CATTATATGCCAGCCAAGCCCGGCAGTAAAAAAGACCTACAGACAGCGCTGGAGCTCGCAATCACATACCTACTCACGCGAGACCCAACATTCGACGTTCCGAAGCAAGGCAGCCTAGCAGAATGGCCGCCTGTAATCCTGATCGACCAAGAATGCATACGGCAGCGCAAAGAAGAGCAAGAATATCTAGAACGCCGCGAAGCGGCGAAACAATTCCACGCAGCAGTCATAACTGCAGACCAAATCGAAACGGCGGAGCTCAAGCCCCGCCGTAAATAACCCTCCCCGTTGCCCCTCCCAAACCGGGAGGGGCAATAAAACAGATACCAAATACAAATAATAATACACTTAGAAACGGCCCGCAGGGGCCGTTGGCATATCGCGCGCACGCGCGTAACGCGCGCGCGCACGTTAGCAACGAGCCCCTGCGGGCCGTAGCCTTACACAAGCTACGCTTGTGGTATCGTGCGGTACCGCACTCTTACAACAAAAAAAAAGACCACCCGCTTGCGCGGGTGGTCCATATGAAAACAACCAACAAATCACGCTGCCGGAGGCAGCGGAGCCGCCGGAGGCGTCGCCGGAGGCGCCGCAACCGGCGGCAACACAGCCTGGGCAACCTTTAGCCCGACAAACTCAGCCAGCTCAGCGTCAGTCACCCGCTGAGCATAATCCAAAAAGCGCGCCGGGTCATTCGCGAACTTTTCGCGAGCTTCCGGTGGAAGCCTCATGAAACCCTCTTCCGCGCGCTCAACTGCGTCAAGCGCAGACTCGAAATCATTCACACCTGTGAAATCACCATAAATGCCACCGGGCACAATCACTGCCCGCTGGCCAACTTCCAGACCGAAACGACGGACGATGTTGTTAACGTCCACCTCGTCCTTAAACTGCTGCTGCACCATAGACTCGCGACCCGTGTCAATCGCGACACGGAGTCGATCGAGTCCCAATAAACGACCACGAGCCATTACCGCCTCCCGAGCGGAGACACCGCTCTTACGATCGGTGCCACCGCACCGGCCGAATTAGTGAAATAGGGCAGAATCTTTGCCAACCCAGAGCGCTGAAAGCGCTCTTCATTCCGGGCCTTTGTCAGGCCCAACACAACAGCGGCAGTCTCAGCCTCAAGCAAATCCGCCTGGGCGTTCGCCTGCCGCGCAGAGGCGACCTTAGTCGCCCCTTCCGCCATGAGATTGTTAATCACCCACGGCTGCGTAGCCGTGAGCTGCTCGCGCTGAGCTCGCGTAAGCATAGTAGACTCCCGCATTGCGGAAGCCTGAGCGGAACCAACCCGAGCCGCCATTGCACTGGCGGCCGGATTCTCAAACGTAGCGGCGCCACCCCCGGGGGTGCTGGCGCCGCTCCCACCAGCAGCGAGAACCGGATTCAAACCCGCTGCAAGCAAATCCTTAACTTCCCGTTGCCGAGAAGTAGACGACATACGCTCCTGAAACCTACGATTCGCCCTCGCCTCGAGGGCCGACGCCACATTACTACCGAGCGAACCGATAAGTCCCAGTCCAGCAGGACCGACGGGACGATTTAGGGAGCCCTTGAGGGCTCCCCAAATCATACCACCAATCCCAGCCAACATGCCCGGGATAACCAACATTACAACACGCGCGGGCCCATGCCCGGAATCGAGAACATAGGCATAGCACGCACCATGCGAATATCAAAAACCGAGTCAAACAAAAACTGGAAGCCCTCTTGCGTATCCACTTGCAGCACACGCTCCACCGGAGGATCTTCCACAATGAACGCCGCATTCAACACAGGAGCGCCCGAAAACTCTTGCGCGAAATGCCAGACGTCCAACGGCGCGGCAACCGTCGAGCGGAAACCACCTGAAATACGATTCGGCAGATGCCGATACTCTGCCCACCGCTCTTGATAACCAAACACAATATTGTCCTGAGCGAACGCGTCACCCGCGTAAATTTCCTTCTGAAACACCGCCTGTTCGCCCAAATGCGCCAGAGACGGCCAGTAGTAATCATACCGACCGCGCCGAAACCACACACGGTTAACACCCTGCTGATAAGTAATGTCCGCGCGGATATTAACCAACCCGAGCACAAAACCGTGCTCGGTAAACGACTGAGAGAAACCATGGCCGTGGGCGAGAGCCGTTCCTATTCCAGCCTGTTCCCCCAACACAGTACTCGTGCCGGCTATGCCGGTCGCGCTAGTTTGCGCGATGGGTGAAACGTTAACCATTGACCGGCCCCCACCCAGATACTCCGGCCGTTGGAGACGAGCGTCAAGCGGCGTAACCCCGAAGTGCCAACGCAGAATCTCCGCGTACCTGGTCCCGCCGCGCGCATTCAGCTCCATAAGCTGCTGAATCGCCGACGCCGTCCGCATGTCATTCACCAGCACCCGCACATTCGGGAAATTACCAGCCTCTTGAGCCTCAAAACGCAGCTCGTGAGTCGTGTCCGTATACGACGAACCAAATGCAACCGTCCGCGACCCAGTCACCGCCGTAGTATGCGGACCGGCCGTAGGCGCCGCTGAGGCAACGCCGAGACCTGAAACTGGCGCGCCCGCGTCCGGATACGAATACGAATAACCGGGAATGAATGGCCCGATACCGTTAAAAGAGCCCGTATCTCCAACGTTTGACGGCTTCTGGGGCCAAGGCCGACACGTAGTGAAATAATCATGCCGCTTCCCTCGCCGTAGCAGCGCATAAGAACCGACCAACGTGTCAGGACCGTCACCCGTAGGAACCGAAACCAAATTCTGTAAATCCTGATCCCGGAAGAAATCATTCCAGATCGCGTTATACATGCGATATGGCAGAGCATTCACACCATACGCCGACACGGACCCGTTAAACGTGATCCCAAAGTAATCGGACAACGTCCCGACACCTGAGTCACCAATAACAACGTCCACATTCGGAACCAAAAACTGCGTCGTATCCGTAGGGTTAACCTGCTCACCCATGAATCGTTCCCAATTCGACCAGACCAGCCGATTCGGAACGAAAAAGAAAAACGACTCCAAATGCAGATTATCCATAACCGGCACAATAGGAGTCGCCAACCGAGCGAGCGCCGTCATAGACACTCGCATTGAATCACCCGGCAGCACCTCATGCACAAGAACGGGAATCAAATATCCAGCGTCGAACGTCGTTTTGTGCGTATGCGAGAGATCAAAAGCCGAGCGGGGCACATTACCCCGCGAAACCATTGAAAACCGAGAGGCGTCCACAGAGCGCATTTTAGCCCTGTTGGCCATGCGCTATCCCTTTCACGATATCCGCAAGTTGACCGACCACTTCAGGCCGAGAGTCCACCGGGGTAATCGTCCCCAGGTCACGATCGAAATAACCAACGCGGTGCAGCTCGAAATCTTCCGGGAACTTCTCCATTAAAGACCCGGACCCGCCAACGCCAACCTGAACATCACGCGTAACAGACTGCTGGTTCGGGGATAACAAAATCCCCCCGTATGACCGAAGCTTTCGGTCATAGATGGAGTACATTTCCATACAGACCCCTTTCTTAAAGCCTCTTCCGAGGCGAGAACGTTGAGAGACGACGAAGTGCCGCCTCTTCCCTAACGGCCCGCCGTTCGGCGGTCCGCTCACTAGGGTCAATATCGGCGGCACGATCTAAACGCGCCTGCTCGATTGACTCAATAATATGAGGATCCACAACCGGCAAACCCGTATCCGGATCCACCGATCCTAACGCCTGAAACTTACGCCAATAAAAACGCGGTACACGCGCCTTACGGCCCTCATGTACCGCAAAATCCCGCGGCGCGTTCTTATCCACACCGAACAAATCCCCGCGGTACTTCTCAAACCACCAAGCACCAATACCGGGATCCCGAGACATTTGAATAAACTCCGGGCGGAGAATTTCGCCCGTTTCCCGATCCGTATAATAATCTTCTTTCTCATGACGCGAGCCGCCATACATTTTCGCCTGCGTATAACCAGCCACATATGCGGCCGATTGAGGCGTCACCGTTCCTATAACCGTCTGGCCATGCGGCCAGTAGCTTTCAGCCAGAGATGAACGGAACGTGCCATTATGAAGCTTGACCTTATCACGGAAATCGAGGTTAAACAACAGAGCATGCCAATGGGGACGACGGGTCCCAGACGGACCATACTCACCCGACAAAAAGAACCTGATCGGAAAATCACCATTAGGACCACGCGTTACACCGCGCTCTTTCTTGCGCAGCCTCTTCAAATACAATTGCACATCCCGATACACCAACGATCGAGACCGCCGATACTCAGGCGAACACTTCGACTCGGGATCGTAGTCCAAAGTGACGAAGAGACTTGAATCCCAGAGCTGCGCCTCATGCACGCACCGAATAGCCCACTCCCGTTTCCGATCAGCACGGCAGCCGGCACAATGCCCGCACGGCAGCTCGAGCGGACGACCCTCCGGGGTCGATTGCATGCCGGGCCCAATCGCCCTGGACCCGGCATAGCCCATGCGCACCTGTCCATTCTCAACCCGATACGCACGATTCGGAGTATTGCAGGACACCGCTCAGATCCGGAAACCGCCTCGCCCAGGCGAGGCCAGATTGAGCGCCTTTGTGCGCCGCACCTGTCGCCGGAACTTCCCGGCAGAGCGGCGCTTATTCACACGATGCCGCATAGAGCACCTCCACAGAAGAAATTGAATTCGATACACGCTCAATCTAAACACCTGACTGTCCTCTTTTCAAGAGTGTCAGTCAGCACACAGGAGACCGAGACGTACCTGTGTGCGGGCACATACCGTGCCCCAAAAAACGCGTCACAATGACGCAGGAGCCGCGCCGAGCGCGGCCCATACCTTACCATTACCAATTGTAACGATCGCGATCCTACGCGAAATGTCCTAAATTTACCTACAGCAAATCCCGTCAGCGTCCACATAAAAGGACGCTTGACTTATAAACTGCCGGATATTAAATTCCACTCACGTTAACCTTTCAGGAGGCATTATATGCCAGCCAAGCCCGGCAGTAAAAAAGACCTACAGACAGCGCTGGAGCTCGCAATCACATACCTACTCACGCGAGACCCAACATTCGACGTTCCGAAGCAAGGCAGCCTAGCAG